AGAAGGATCAGCAACGATATCAGCAGCAGTTGCTAACATGAAGTCGTCACCGACAACATTGATTCCCTCTCTTGTCATTTTGAGTGAACCAATGCCACGAGAAGAAACTCCGAGTTTTACACCTTCTTCAATCAGAGAAGATGCAATCTTACCCATTGGGGTATTCAGAATCTTTGCTTTTCCGATAAAGTTTGAACCACTCTCTTTCAGAGAAACGATTTTATGAGAAACTCTATCAAGGTTTACGGTTGGGCCATCAGGATGTCCCAGTTCTCCAAGTGCTCTACCGGCAACAACATGATTTTCGCTATATCTAGCTACTTCACGGCGGAGTGTTTCCATAGGATACATTCTGCCATTACGGTTTTTGATGTTTCCTTGGAGGAAAACACCTTCAATGTACATTGATTTCTTGCCGTTCTTTTGTTCGACAAGAAATTCTACTGATTCGATTTCTTCTCTGATAAGTTTCATCAGGCTTGTCCGGTAATTTGTACTTGTTGTGCGTGTACTGTACCAGTTCCGCTATCAGTTCTAGCAGCAAGTCTGAGAGAAAGACTTGCAGTTACATCAGAACCAGCGAAGTCTCCGGCAGTGCCAGAGTCATAATCAACTGTACACTTGGTTTGGAAATTTCCATCATAACTCGAAGTAGTATCTACACTCGTAACTTCAACATGGCGAAGATTTAAATCAGCATTGGTTCCACCAGTAATTGTGATATAATCACCAACACCGAAAGGACATTGTGTTCCTTCTGGGAATGAAATTATCGTTGAAGAACCAGTTGTAATTCCAATAACTCTATTTGATGCTTTTGTCATCGCAAGAGTTGCTGTTCCACCTGCAGGAATATAATAATCAAAAACAGTTGCAGTTGGTTGACTGTCAATTTTTACATGAGCACCAGTGCTACCAGCAGCAACAATTCTCAATGCGTTGGATTTAACAACAAACGATGTTGTCATTCCAGAAGATGTTGTTGTTGATAATGATGTTGATAATCCTACAGGTCTATGCGCCATTATTCCTAATAAATCATTTATAATAGTTATTTATTATTCTTCGTCTTCAGCGTCGATATCGTCTTCGATTTCTAGTTGAGAATCATCTCCAAATAAAGAGTTTGCTGCTACTGGACGGAAAGCATCAACTCTTTCTGCTGACTTTGAAAACAAAATATCTTTGATTTTATCGCTAATTTGTGAAGGAGACTCATCAGCCGCAATCATATCTAAAAGTTCTTCCATTTTTAAAAAATCCTGTAAACGCTAGTATTTATATTTCCCCACCCTTGGGTAGTTCTGGGGCTTCTGCTGGAGAACCATCAAGTTCTGGTTCTGTAACTGGTTTTCCTAAATCCATGTCTGCGGTTTGTTCAAATGGTAAACCAGTTTGAGGATCGATAGTTGCTGGATCTGGAATGATTCCTGCTTTGATTTCTTTTTCAATGAGTGAATCTTGCTCAATGATTTCAACATCAGTTTGACGAAGAATCTTACGTCTTACATAATCCTGAGAGAAATACTTGCCAACATATGGTTCTGCAGTTTGAACCATATTTAATCTTTCGTTGAGAAGTTCTGCATCCTTCAATTCTGCAAAATGATTATCATAGAGGAAGTCATACTGAATATGCTCACTCATGATATCCCAATCTTCTGGGGTAATAATGTTCTTGAGAATCAGTTGAGTCTTGAGAATATCATTGAACATATTTGAGAATCTTTTTCTCAAACGTCCAACAAACTTACTAAACTTAACTTCATCTCTTAAGATTTCTGAGGATCTACCGAGATTAAATCCACCTTCGCCATCCATGCGAGACGGCGGGACGTTGAGGGACCTATATAACTTCTTTTTAAAATACTCAATGTCTGTGATTTCTCCAAGATTTTGTCCTCCTGGAAGAGTAGAAATTTCAGTACCACGTCCTCCCTCTCGTCTAGGTAGCCAAAAATCCTCAAGCATTGCCATGTATTTTTTGTCATCACGGATTTCTCCAGTGTTTGCATCGTAGACAAGCTTATTACGATAACGCATCATAACATCACGAAGATATTGTTCTGCCTTTACCTTAGGAAGATTACCAACGTCAATATAGAAAATTCTACGTTCTGGTGCTCTACTCAAACGATAGATAACCAGTGAGTCCTCAATCATTCTAAGTTGATTGAGTGATTTAATTGCTTTATGAAGATATGAAAGAGTCGATCCTTTATTTCTATCTACAAGTCCCGAAGTACAATATGTGATTGCATCTTTTGCAATCTTAATTCCTTGACTTGCACCTGTTGCATTAACATTTCCAGTTGGATATGAACCCTTTGGATTGTAAATAAAATACTCTTCAATCTCAGGAAACTCATAATCCATTGGATTATCAGACTGCCTATATGTTGGAAGTTTATAGTTATCTTTTTCTTTTTTCTTAGTTTGCCTTACAAAACGCATTTTCATTGCGTCAATGTAGCGCAATTCTTGAATTCCTTCTTGTGGATTCTTTAAATCAATTACCTTGTGATAGTATAATCTACCATCCACGTACCAATTTCTGTAGATTTCGTGTGACTTCTTATTAAAATCTAGCAGATCGAGAATGTATTTAAACTCTTGTCTAATCTTTTTCTTGATACCATCGCTTGCATTAAGATTTGAAAGTTCAATCTCAACTGGAGTATCATTAGTATCGGAAACAATGGCTTCATTTACAATATCTTCAATGGCACTATCGCATTCTGGGTGAAGTGCCATTTCACGATAACGTTTGATTAAATCAAACTCTGTCCTATAAATTCCTTCAATGTCAACATACGAACCAAAAAATCCACTACTTAGATAATGGTCAACCCCGTCCTCATTATTTTGAGGAACGGGGGAGACTGTAGTTGGAGATAATGGCTCATTGTCCTCAATAGAGAACCCAAATAATTTTGCCATAATTTATTTGCTTGTCCGTTTTACCTGTAGTATTTATCAGACAATTACAGAGGAAGTTTGATCAGATGCATTACCGTTGGTAGAATCTGTTCCAGCAATCCAGTACTGAACCTGGAATTCTACCGTATACTCTTCAATTGTATCTCCAGAATCATAAGAAAGATCGATTTGAGATACGTTTGTTGGGAAGATGCCATCAAAGTAGTAAGTTCTCAGTGGGGTAATTCCCGACTGTCCTGCACTTCCTTCTCCATCGCCACTATTTCTGGTAGCAAAACGTCCTTGATTGTATCCTCTTCCGAGTTGGTGAACGGTTGCATTACCCATATATGAATTTGGATCTGTTGCTCCAGAACCATCTGACAACTTGCTTACTCCATTCATCCACTCTTCAAATGCTGTTCTCAGTTTGAAGTCCTCATCGTTAATAACGGTGATTGTCCAAGTATCAAAGGTTCTGTCTCCAGCAACCTTAAGAGATCTTCCTCTAAAAGGAATATCAATTGGGGTTACGTTTGATGCAGGAAGTGCAGCTGCTTTGCAGAGAAACTGGAATGTTTCGTTGTCCCAAGTACCAAATTTGAAGTCGTTAACATTTACTTCAAACAGATTGGGGCGGGCTCCCCCGCCTTGTAATCTTGATTTAAATTGTGAGATTGTCTTTAGGTTTGCCATCGTTTGAGTCCTCCGTTTAGTTAATTATAAAAGAATTAAACTCTTCCAGTTACTTCTTCAAAACTGACTCCAGTTCTGGTAGCAACGAAAGTGAGTGTTACATAATTAATTGATTTGGTAGGCTTCAGGAAGATGTCAGCCCTAAACTCATTGTTATCAACAACATCAGGTGTGTTGTTTGATTCATCACAAATAACTCTGAAGTCATAGAGTCCTCTCTTTGCCTGAACGTCTCTCAGGTATGGTTCAACAACGTTAACGAAGTTGGATCTTGTAATTTCATCATTAAACTCAAACAGTTGAGCATTAGCAACACCTTCAAGTGCCTTTTCAACAGTGAGGAACAATCTACGAACGTTGATTCTATCAAATGCTGATGCATAAGACAGTCCAGTCTTATCTCCGTAAAGAAGAATTCCAACTCCTGGTTGATTGACAATTGAGTTTACTCTTGCTTCATAAAGAGTGTCTCTTTGTGCCTTACTTGGGTTATATGCAAGTTTAATAGCGTTATTTAAAACACCTCTTTGCTGGCCAGCAGGAGAGTACCATGGGAACTGTTCAATATCAGTTCTAACCATTAGTCCAGCAATGTCAGCATTGCATGGAACGTATCTAAACTGGTTGTTGAATCTATCGTAGGTATACTTATAACCACTATCAAATACTGCGTATGAAGAACTTGACAGAGGTGCAAAGAACTTGACAATGTTGTTAGTTTGCGTTGTTGTATTTGTGACATCAACAACACTTGCTCTATATGGAGAAACAACAGCAACACAATCTTGTCTAGATTCTGCGATAGAAATCAATTTGTTCGCTTTTGCTTGCGACTCATCTTCTGAACCAAGTCCAGGGCCATTAATTAAGAAATTGACTGCAATTTCATCTTTATTTGAGAATAAATCATATGCAGTAACAAGATCTCCTAGAGTTGCACTCATTCCACCAGAAGCAGAATAGTCAACACCACCAGCAAATGTGTATGTCTTATTACCAACAGAAGAGAAGGTAACACCTTGGGTTGCTTGTCCCCAAAGTCCAGCTGCAGTTGTTACTGCAGTAAATCCTGATGAGAAACCAGTTGCTCTTGGTGCAGTTCCGTGATAAGTATCTTCTGCAGCAGATGGATTTCTTCCAGCATAAACATATTCTGAGAAGTTTGCCAGATAATCCTTATAGTATGTTCTTACAGGAGAACTTACAGCAGATACTGAATCAGATGCCTTGGAAATACTAATGTGTCTCTCAAGGATACTTCCCTGAACGCCTGTAATTGAACCGTTATCATCAACGATTACGACGTGCATCGCATCGTTCTTACTGTTTCTAGTTGCGCTGAACTGGTTAGTAACTGGTTTTGAAGCAATTTGTTTCCAGTATACTGTTGAATTGGTTAATCCAAGAGTCTGATTGTTGTACCAGTCAGTTACGGTTCCTGCAGTTCCAGTTGAACCAGTATTGATTCCAGAATTGTTTACAAAGTAAACAGTGTCGTTTGATTCAAAAGATGCCAGAGGATCTGATTCTGCATAACTGATTGCAGTTTCTGTTCCAGCACCAGAAACTCTAGAAACAACTTTAATGTCAATGGATGAAGCGCCATTTGTTGCGTCAGTGCTAACTCCAGTGATAATTCCTTTGAGGTATCCTGTGAAGTTGCTAGTTGTTCCAGAACCAATTAAAGTTCCATTGAGTGTAGTTGTTACACCATAACCAATTACAGCACCGAAGTTTCCTAAATCGGTAGTTGTAATACCAATTGTCTGATCTGCTAAGTCGTCAATAGTGCAAACCTTGAGGCTGTTTGCCCAAGTTCCTGGGTTCTTCGCAGCATAAGTAAAGTTGACTGAATCAGAACTCCAATTTGTATTGTAGTCGTCAAAGTTCTTGATTTTTGCGCTAGTTGTAGAAGCAGCTCCAACACCAGCATTTGCTCCGTTAAGAGCTGAGCCATCTGCTCTAACAACCTTAAGAACTCCGCCATATGAGAGGAATGAGGAAGCACTCATCCAGTACTCATACTGGGTATCGGTAGAAATTGGTTTACCGAAGGTATTGATTAATTGCTGCTCTGTTTGGATGTCAATTGCCTCTTCTACAGGGCCAATTGAAAATGGTCCAGCAATCGCACCAACATTAGCTAATACGTTATCAGCTCTCCCTACAGTAAGATCAACCTCTCTCGTGATTACACCGGGAGATAATTGAGGAGTCGCCATGTTTTTCTCCGTGGTCTCAGTTTATCTGAAAATATTTATTAAAAAGTTACTTTTCAGAGGGGAAACATGACGTGAGTTACCAATCTGGATATTCCCATCTATCAAAGATATTGGAAGTCATTCTGCTGGTAACTATTCTCTTTATAGTGCAGTCCTTACATTCATAAGAGTATGATGATGCGACTGGGCCTCTGTCTTTTCTTGTTCTATAAAATCCATCTATTAGATTTTTTACCTCTCCACAAACTCTACATTTTCTATCTGTTAATAATAAATGTCCTAACTTTATTTGCCTATCTATTTCCATTACATATATTCCCACATGTAAGATCTGTCACCATACTCATCAGTAAACCATCTATCTCCATCATCATCTACAAAGCTTTCTGAACCCAATCCATCCGAAATAAATCCAAATGGTGCCATGTCTTGTTCAATTTGATTCTTCTGCTCTTCATATAATCTCTTCCTAACATCTTGATCGGTAAGTTCTTTAAAGTAGTCTTGTTGAACCAACCATGCATAGATGACAAGACACATGGCTAAGTCATCATTACATCCATCCTCTGCCTC